CCGCATAGGAGTTTCTTCTAGTTAACCAATGCTAAGCGTTGACTAGAATACGCTCGAGAGAATCTTTTCTTTCCGTCATGAGGAGGTAATTCCTCACCACGTAGCACCCCGTTCGTTGGAGAATTTATAAACCCACTTTTGTCTTTCTCAAACACATTGGCCGAGAAACTTGACTGACTAGCCTGCAGAACTTCACCGGCTACTTCTCCGGCTTTAACTATAACCTCACTGGCAGGGAGGTCACGACCTAACTGAAATCGATCGTTTTCTGCAACATAGTGCACTAACTGTTCAAAAGCGGGGTGGAAAACAGCATTCTCCAGCTTGGCGATAGCTTGTATAGCTTCGGTGTAGGGATTCCATTCGTCAGAACCGAACCTAGTCTTCTCTTGAACTAGGGTGGAATTAAGCACACGATAGGTACTAGCAATACCTCCGTGACTCCCCAACACGTGGACGCGCTGTAGGTAAGCCAAGGCTCCCTTGCGATACATCTGTTTCTCCGGGTGTAATGTTAGATTGGTGTGAGAGTAAGCCTCAGCTAATGGTTCAGGTTCAACACCTTTACCCACTGCACTAAAGTCATCACCCTGAACTTCACAAGCTAACAATTTGTAGAATCCCATTTCCTCACCATAAAAGAGAGTAAGTAGATTGTACATGCAGTCATCGAAGTTAGTTCCACCGGAACCAGACTTGATACTGGACGGACCTGGGCCCGCAACACCAATAGGAGAAAGAGCTCTGACATTATTAATGACAGAGCGGTGAAGTGCTGATACAAACTTAGACGATTTATAGAACCAATCAGCAATACCGTCTCCCATGTATTCCCATATCTCAGGAACAATAGAAGCATCGAAGCCTGCAACGTCACCTGAAACGACAGTAAGATCATTATCAGCTGCAATTTTAAGCATCCTTTGCTGATTGTCGTCAACGACTGGTGCATCACACCAAGCGTTAAACACTTGAACACCGCCAATCTCGAAAGATCGTAAGACCTCTTGAGCTTGGGGAGTGAACAATTTCCATAATATAGCCTCAGCTTTCTCAAGAGCTATGACCAAACGTTTAGTTTTGGCGTCATGTAAAGGGTCACGACCGCGGCTTACTGTTCGTTGAGCCACCATAGCTTGGAAATCCACCACGTCACCACGAGATAATGAAGTATAATACTTCTTAGCTCGATTTAATATCCAACTAAAAACTTGGTTGGTGTATTCAAATCGCTCCCGCGCCATACTTGGATGCGGCTTCCACCGACTAAGATAGAATGGAGGACCTGAATTAGTAGTTGGATCTAGACCAGGAGCTTCCGGGTCGTGCAATGCACTACCAGGTCGTTCGAGATTTACCGCCTGATCTATTGACATCAGATGTATTGATTGCCGTGGTACCATAGATACTAAACGATCTCTTGCCTTAGATAGCCGACGCATGTCGAGCATATCAGGTCTCCGTTTGTCCGAGAATACGGCTCGTAACTTATCGGGACCATCTGAGTAAAATCCCTGATAGATGGATTTTGGTCCCATCTTTTCAGCATTTCCGGATTCGAGCTCAGTTGTCAAAAGTTCCTGGTACTGGGAAGGTAGGCCTTTCAGTATAGGATCGAGTATCTGTGACCACTCTCGAGCAATCACGTCGTAAGGTTTCCATCTGCGTTCCTTCCCTTTACCCTTTATGATAAAGAGGTTAGTGCGGAGATCGACAGTGGATCCCTTAGCCATACGAGTCAACCAAGACCGGGCCCGCCGTTCGGACGCTGGGTCTGCTATCATTCGGGATGATCTCCCGGCGGAAATAGCGTCATCAACTCGTTTATCGAGCTTATCACCCGAGACCTTAGAGGTGGTAGAACCACCGGGTCCTGCCCGTACATTGTCGGAATTGGTCCGAGCACTACCAGATTCCCTGGTTGTTGGCATTGATATGCCTCCTTCAGAAGTAGTTGTTAACTTTCTAC